GAAAGCTTTAGTGAAGGCGAGAAACAAAGAATTGATTTGGCGCTTCTGTTTACGTGGCGCACAATCGCTAAGCTTAAGAATAGTGCTAGCACTAATCTGCTTATTCTTGATGAAGTCTTTGATAGTAGCTTAGATAATAGTGCTACAGAATATGTGATGACATTATTGAATACATTAGGTGAAGGAACAAATGTGTGGGTTATCTCGCATAAAGGTGACCAGTTGTTCGACAAGTTTGCTCATGTGGTGAAGTTCACTAAACGACAGAATTTTTCTGTAATTGCATAAGAGGAAATATGAATTGGAATATTGATGAATTACATTTGATACATTTTGCTGACCCAAGAATGACCACTCGTCCTCCTGAGTTTGATTTTCAAAAAGATGGTGATAAGGCCGAGGAGTTGGCAGAAGTGTTATATAGAAAAATGCTTCAGTTGAATGGTTATGGTTTGTCTGCCAATCAAGTGGGATTACCATATCGTGTGTTTGTGTTTGGTAATCAAGAACAGCGATATGCATTATTCAATCCTGTAGTCATCGGAGTAAGTAAGGAAGAAACTACAATGGAGGAGGGTTGTCTATCATTTCCAGGATTCATGTTAACATTAAAACGCCCCTCTGAGGTTGTGGTAGAATATCAGGATGTTACAGGCACCACACAGCATACCACATATCGAAACATAGCGGCTCGGGTGGTACTACATGAATATGACCACATGGAAGGATTAAATTTCACGCATCACGCTTCGAATTTTAAGTTGCGGTGGGAAATAAATAAGTTAAAGAAGAAACAAAAGAAACTCCAACGCAGGATGCCACGTGTCAGATAACGATTTCGATTTTGGATTTACATTTGCCGATGATGATTTAGGAACACCCCCGGCACCAGTACAATCCACAGAGCAAGATGTAGAATTTAGGAGTGAACTTTTAGACAAAATTTCTGCATTAGAAAATAAGCTGGAAGAGTTAACCACAGGTGATACCACAGCTTTGATTGAACAACATAAACAATTGATTACATCTGAGGTTCGTGGTAAGTTACAGCAAGTGGAGCAAATGATTCTCCCACTTCTTTACAATCTTCAAAAGAATCCTGACAAGGAATATATTCATTGGCCGAATCGCAAGGATATTATTCAAAAACAAATTGACAGGATTCTACAGGTTACCCGTACATGATAGACTATGTTTGTTATGTAGAGGATTTTTTAGAACGGGTTAAAAGAAATTATTATCAAAACAAAAAAATTATATTTGCGTTCGGTGATAGTTGGACCAATAATACATACATGGAGGACATTAATTATGCACCTCCTGGAAATTTATATCCAAGTAGATGCTGGACATATCGTTTAGCTGAAAAAATGGGGTATGATTGTGTAGTAAATATATCTACCGCCGGTGGCTCTAATGATGATATATTTAAATATTGCTTGGACACTATGTGCCTGTATGATGAATATACTTTTAATCTATGCAGAATTCATGAACTTAAAGCGACGGATATTAAAGTAGTGATTGGATGGTCTACGCAAATAAGAAATTTTGATGTGCTTAATAATATTTTTAGACCTTATAATTGTGCGTCTTTGCCATTCGTCTATGATTCTATAGACACAGAAACAAAGGAAATTAGGTCATTACATGAAATATATGTAAGAAATCTTCATAGCGAATACTTGTGTTTTAAAACACAGTTGCAAACTATAGCTTTACAATATTACTTTAAAAAACATGGTATCGAATCCTTCTACTTCATGGCATTCACACCTTTACTAGAAAATGACATTGTAAATACCAAATGGGATTTGCGTGAGGAAATAGATGAAACAAGATTTTATCAGTTGTATAGTTTAGGACACATGGACAATACTATAAAAAAAATATGTAAATCAGATTCAAGAAATAAACATATTGTGGAAAGTTCTATGCTGTATGTGAAACATTTTAAAGATTACTATAAAAAATATCTACCTAAAATGGATTCAGGATATCTAGATAAAATTGATAGCTTGGATAAACAATATTTCAGACCTGATGGACATCCAAACGAAAATGGATTAGAAATAATAAGTGAAGAAGTATATAAGCTAATAAAGGAATTTGAAACATCGGAGAAACCATGAAACTTCATGCATATGGTGATAGTTGGACTGAAGGATTAGGATGTGATTTAAAAATAGAAAGAACTTTGTCAAAGGAGTTTTCTTTAAGTGGGCATCCTATTTCTACTCCTGAGTTAATTAAATTTAGACATGAACATTCTTGGGTAAAAAAATTAGCTGGTAAACTAGGTCTCGAATGGGAAAATCATGGTGTCAGTGCAAGTTCTAACTATAAAATTTTTCAAAAGGCCGTAGAGGATATAAAAGAAAAAAAGGTCACTGAAAAAGATTTTGTTGTAGTTATGTGGAGCTCTACACTGAGAGATCCATTACCATTTCTTCCTGCAGGGGAATGGCTAACTTGGTCAGAACAAAAATTAAAGCAGCATCCAGAAAATTTTATAAATTCTTACAAATCTGAAAATGAAACCTACGATAATTTTTTAAGGGAATATAAAAAATTTTTTTTAACCAATTTATATAGCAGTAATTATTATTCTATAATAAATCAAAATTATATTTGTTTTCTACAAGAGATGCTTAAAAGTTATAACATACGTTATGTCTTTTGTGATGCATTTGATTCTATGATTAATCCAATATTAGATAAGGAAGATAAATCCTATTTAATTGATTCTATACCCTATTATGGGTTTAAATTTTATAAAAATACAAACAAAACATTTTCACACACATTGATGGAACTAAAAAAGAAAAATATATGGGAGCATGATTTAGATGATGTAAGCACAGTGACGCAAATGACGCATCCTATGCATCCTAATGCGTTTGGTTATAGTATTATAGCTGATATATTAGCATCCTTCATTCACGATAGAAAAATTTTATAGGATAAACATTATGGAAAAACCCATGGATTTAAATATTACTAATGCATTTACAGACCGCCCAATTTCTAAGGTGCATAAATTTTACTTGTCAGGTGAAATTAAATCTCCTTCAGAATATATTCACTGGTTTGAAACCATTAGAAATGCTAGTGAAACTGATGTGGTGGTGATTCATATCAACAGTTACGGCGGTGATTTATTTACTGCCATTCAATTCATGAGAACATTCGCAGAAACGAAAGCCAACATCGTGGCATCTGTGGAAGGTGCATGTATGAGCGCCGCTACTGTGATTTTCTTGACTGCCAAACATTTTGAAATCAGCAAACATTCCATGTTCATGTTCCACAACTACAGCTCTGGAAGTTTTGGGAAGGGCGGTGAGATGTACGACAATATAGTTCATGAACGTGAATGGAGTCGAAAATTGTGGAAGGATGTATATACAGGATTTCTAACCGAGACGGAAATCAATTCCATTTTACAGAATAAAGACATTTGGATGTCAGGAGAGGAAGTATCTAAGCGTCTAGAAAAGAAGTTTAAACCTAAGACCATCCCCTCTAAACCTAAAAAAAAGAAGCCTTAAGTTGTTGATTTTCAAGCACTTACAGTGTACTTGACAAAAACCACCCTAGGAGTTATACTTAATGTATAGCTTCTAGGGTTTTCTTTTGATACGGAGGATGTAATGGCGAACGTTTTAGACTCCACCAAAAGTACGTTAGGCCGACTACTGGCCGCTGAGGACATCCGAATCGAGCATCGTCAGGTTCGTGGCCCTTCGTTTGATGTCAAGGACCGTGTATTGGTTCTCCCCATTTGGAAAGACATGGATGCCGACCTGTATGACCTAATGATTGGTCATGAGGTGGGTCACGCCTTGTTCACACCCGCAGCTGGCTGGCTGGATCAGGTGAAGGAGTATGGCAAGGAGTTCAAGACCATGTTGAACCTTGTGGAAGATGCACGTATTGAAAAGAAGATGAAGGTGAAATATCCTGGTCTTCGTCGCCCCATGTATAATGGTTACACCCAGCTGGTGGACCGTGGGTTCTTCGGTGTCGCCATGGCGGACATGAAGCATCTTCCATTCGCTGACCGACTGAATGTGTATTTCAAGTTGGGAGCTCGTGCTGAAATCAGCTTCTCGGACAAGGAACAGGATCTGGTGGATCGTATCGAGGCTGTGGAGACGTTCGAGGATGTGATGAAGCTGGCCAAGGAGCTTCACACCATGGCCATGGATGAGAAGTCGGAACTGGATGACATCTTCGAGGACTTGATGGACGCCTTGGAGAATGATACGCCAGGTGAAGGTGGTGAGGGTGAGGCCAGTGATGAGGATGAGTCCATTCAGGATACCATCAATCGCCTTCGTGAGGCTGGCAAGCACAAGATGGCTGATGCTTTGGAGCAGGCGTCTGAGAAGGCCAAGGAGCGGTTGAAGGAGTGGATGGACCGTGATGACACCTCGTCCATCACTGCCGAGGCCATGGAGAAGAATCAGGAGAAACTGATTGATGACATGGCGTATCCTTTGACCTACACACATTTTCCCAATATCAAAATTGAGAATTATGTGGTGCCCTTCCAGCGGGTGCATGACATGATGGTGTTTGATGAGTCGTTCGAGAATCGGCGCATGGAGATTTACAACAAGTTCATGAATGCCAACAAGAAGTACATCTCACACATGGTTCGTGAGTTTGAGCTTCGTCGCAATGCCAAGCAGTTCGCTCGTGCCAAGACCAGCAAGACGGGTGAGTTGGACATGAATCGCATCTGGAGTCACAAGATTTCAGAAAATCTATTTCTCCAGACCACCACGGTGCCTGATGGTAAGAATCATGGCATGGTGATGTTGATTGATATGTCCAGCAGCATGGTGGATTGCATCTCGGACACCATCGAGCAGCTGGTCAGTCTGGTGATGTTCTGCCGCAAGGTGAACATTCCTTTTGATGTGTATGGTTTCTTTGACACGGCAGGTGTTCAGGATGAATTTGATAATTACAACACCATGGTGCATTTTCGTGAGGACCGTACACCTGGTGCCTTGAACACCAACAACAATCATTTCCGTTTGAAGCAGTTCTTCCATGCCTCCATGAAGACCAATCAGTTCAATCGTGCCATCCAGAATCTGTTGATGGTGGCCTGGCTGTATCGGCACACCTATGGTCGGTACTACTGGAACAGCTCCAATTCGCATCGCATCCCCAAGAACATGGACCTGGGGGCCACGCCGTTGAATGAAAGCATCTTGGTGTTGAACAAGGTGGCTCAGAAGTTCCGTGAGGATTATCGCGTGGAAATTCTGAATACTATTATTCTCACGGATGGTCAGGCCAGCAATGGTCTGAGCACTTGGGGTGTGGATCCTAACCGTCCAGAAAACGGGTATGGGTCGCAGTCTTTGGGTCGTCGTGTGGTGATTGAGGACAAAAAGACACGCCATCAAATTCTTTGCAGCAGCGGGTATTATCGGGGCTACACCAATCAGTTGCTGGAGATGTACAAGCATCTGACTGGTTCGCGGGTGATTGGCATCTATCTGATGAGTGGTCGTAACTACAAGTATCAGGTGACCAGTCAGATGAACATGAATGAGGTGAACGATGCCGGCTTCGAGAAGCAATGGAAGGAAGAGTTCCTCAAGCATCGGTACTTTGGTGTGAAGATGCAGGGCTATGATGTGTACTACATGGTGCCGGGTCAGGAACTGGCCATTGAGGAAATGGACATGGACAAGGCGCTGACCGAGGTGAACACTTCACGAAATGGCTTGCTCAAGGCATTCAAGAAAATGCAGAATACCAAGATGGTTTCCCGTGTGTTCCTGAATCAGTTTGTGAAGCACGTGGCGTAAGTTGTTGATTTTTCAGCACTTATCCCCTCTTGACAACTAATAAAAAAGGTGTTATATTTAATATATGATTAGGATTCGTGAGATGTTCTACTTCATCATGGAGGTTGTATGACGGTTCAGCGACTGGTGGATGCCCTTCGTAGCACTGGCAAGCAGGAGTTTTCTCGGCCCGAAGTGTTGAGTATTGCTCGCACTATTGGTGTAAATCCTAATACATTTTTGAATGATGCAGCCAACAAGGTTCGTCGTGGTGTGTATCATGTGAATGGCAATTCTGCCTCTACTTCCAACCCTGTTCTGGAGATTGTCACCGTGCCTGATTCCCCTGCTGTGATGCATCTGGCTCAGCCCAAGCTGAAGGTTGAGGTGGACAATCTGGTCCCCAAGAAGGATGCCACCTACGTGGCGTTTGGCTTCCACAAGGACCTGACCACCATTCTGTCCAGCAAGAATTTCTATCCGGTGTTCATCACGGGTCTGTCTGGTAATGGTAAGACCACCATGGTGGAGCAGGTGTGTGCCAGCCTGAAGCGTGAGGCCATTCGTGTGAACATCAGCATCGAAACTGATGAGGATGACCTGATTGGTGGCAACACGCTGATTGATGGCAACGTGGTGTATCGTGAGGGTCCGGTGCTTCTGGCTATGAAGCGTGGAGCTGTCCTCATCCTTGATGAGTGTGACCGTGGCAGCAACAAGTTGATGTGTCTGCAGGCCATTCTGGAGGGCAAGCCGTATTTCAATAAAAAGACTGGCGAGACGGTGTATCCGGCGCCTGGCTTCAACATCGTAGCCACGGCGAACACCAAGGGTCAGGGATCCGATTCTGGCAAGTATATGTCAGCTCAGATTCTGGATGACGCCTTCCTGGAGCGTTTCGCTGTGACCATCGAGCAGGAGTATCCTTCTGTTAAGGTGGAGAAGAAGATTGTGATGAAGAAGATGGAGCGTGTGGAGAAGGTGGATGAGGACTTTGCCGACAAGCTGGTGGCATGGTCGGACATCATTCGCAAGACGTTCAAGGAGGGTGCCATTGATGACCTCATCAGCACGCGCCGTCTGGAGCATATTGTGAATGCCTTCGCCATGTTCGGGAGCCGCATGAAGGCCATTGAGATGTGCATCGCTCGCTTTGACGCCGACACCAAGACGGCGTTTATGGATCTATACACCAAGGTGGATGCAGGTGTGGAGATGCCCACGGCTGACGCAGCCGTGGCAGACGAGGTGATGAATGAAATTGGAACGGTTTGATTATAACGGAAAGATTATCTGGGTTCATGCCAAGGATGATTGTTCAGGTGAGAATTGTGTAATTCATAATCCTAGCAATCATCACATGAAAGATTGGCCTTTGAACTGGAGAACTGACCGATACATGATGGAACGAGTGTGTGAACATGGTGTGGGACATCCGGATCCTGACCATGTTGCACACATTCGGAGGGTGAAGGGTGATGAGTATGCCAACGTAGATTCTATTCACGGATGCGACGGGTGCTGTCATGACTAATCCCATGGTGAACTATTCTGAAATCACAAAGCAAACAGCTAGTGAGATGTACAATGTTCGTGATGAGTACAAGGTGAACACCTATGAACAGAATGTTGCCATTTCATTAAGTGAACAGCGTAGGTTTTCGGTGGGATGCATCAACATCACAGGTGAGTTGAATGTGGGAATGATGATTCGTTCGGCGTGTCTTTTTGGGGCTGAGAATTTTTACATCTTTGGACGAAAGAAATTTGATAAGCGTAGCACCGTGGGTGCTGAGAAATACATTAACATCGTCCAATATACTTTTGATGACCCGATACACGCTGACGAATCAATTAATGAACGGTTAGAATATCTGTTGAAATGGAACAGTGTCGTATTGTGTGAACATGGTGGTACAGAGATTGGGTCACACAAGGCCCGTCAATTGTACAAGGAAGAACTGGAAAATCCCTTGTTCATCTTCGGTTCAGAAAGCCATGGATTACCCACGACCGTAGCAGACAATCCCCACTTTTACAAGATGAGTATTCCGCAACGTGGTGTTCTTCGTTCGTTTAATGTCAGTGCCGCGATGAATATCATTGTCTGGGATTATATTAGGGAAATATGTTTATGAAACTCGGTGTTATCGCTGGTAACTTTGATGTTATACATCCTGGATATATGAAAATGTTTAAGGAGTGTAAAGAAAATTGTGATAAGTTTTTGGTATTACTCCACACGGATCCATCAATTGAACGTCCAGATAAACTAAAACCTATTCTCTCAGCTGAAGAAAGAATAGAAATTTTAAATGGTATCAGATACATAGATGCTGTGGTACCTTATGATACAGAAAAAGAATTACTAGAACTATTGACAAAATATAGACCTAATATTAGATTTCTTGGTGATGACTACAAGGATAAAAATTATACTGGTAAAGGATTAATTCCTATCTATTGGATTAATCGTGACCATGGCTGGTCTACCACTAAATTTAAAACATTAATTGGAAATTCAATATGATTTGTTCAACTTGTAAAAACAATAATGAAAAAAGTAAGGTGTATATTGTTGGTACCTTTTACGACCTAAAGGAACCTCAGGATCGTTTTTTTGACGAGAATGGAAAGTGGCACGTTCACGATACAAATCCAACTATAAACAAATATCAATGTACTAATGGTCATGAATGGAGTGAAAAGAAATATGCAAAATGCTGGTGTGAAAATTAAAGAAGCATCTGTACTGTTCTTTGTTCAGATATTCATGTACACCATTTGGTGTATCAACTTTCGTGCTGTGGCTGATGCACATTACCATACTGCGGCTCTCAGCGACTTTCTGATTGCCTCCATGAACTTCTTTGTCATCAAGAAGATTGCACATGGTCAGGACAACTTCCACCAATGGGCAGGATATGCCTTGGGTAGTGTGGTGGGAAGTTATCTAGGCATCTGGGTGTCAGCAACATTCTTAGGAGGGTGATATGAATCCCTTTGGTTATTATGTAATACTTGGTGTGACATGGATTGTGGTAGCAGCATTCCAACTGGACACGGTAAGAATGTTACCTTCATCTATGAAAGGCTTTAAAATCTTTGGGATGTTATTGTCTATACTGAATCTGGGACTGGCAACATCCTACTTCGTTATGGCATTGAAAGTGAGGGTGACATGAAATATGAAATGAACTTGACAAAAGATGAAATGCTTGTTATGTTGAAGAAGGCTTATGTACGTGGCCAATATGAACACATGGAACAGCGGTATCGGCGTCCAGGTGATAGGGTGAGAAATTATCCCATCATCAATATTCCCAATCATGTAGTAGAAGATTTAATTCAGGAGTAATTATGAAGCCTGTGAGTCCTAAGTATCCAACCTATGTAATTTATGAAGGGTATGACCGTGCAATTGCTTTAGAGTCTGTAGGCAAAGGGTGGTCATCTCTTATCAATGAAGTATTTGATTACATGGAGCAAAACAAAACACACTCCAAGATTATTCAGGTAAAGGAGAAGTGGGGTGGTCTTCGAATTTATACCGATGTGATTGATGATAATCTTGATAAAAAAATAATTGAGGTAGAAAAGCGGAGCTTCACCATGTGTGAGACCTGTGGTTCACCTGGAGCATTACGGGGAGGTTCATGGTATCAAACTTTGTGTGATGCACATGGTAAAGATAAACCTATTATCAAGGACTAGAACATGGATGAGGGTATAAACTATAAATTTCATGAAGATAGAATTCTTCGTGAACTACAAGCCTACATTGACAGCACCTATGATGAACATTATTCCAGAACCAAGTTTCAGGCCACGGAATTTATCATTGATGGGGGCCATGGTGTAGGCTTCACTGTTGGTAACATCTTGAAGTATGCACAACGATATGGCAAAAAGAATGGATATAATCGGAAAGACATCTTGAAAATCATACACTACGCTATTATATTATTACATATCCATGATACAGGTGAACACAATACAACTGAGGAGTAACCGTTATGAAAATTAGTTCCAAGACCGTCGCTTTACTACAAAGCTTTGCACAGATTAGTCCTAATCTGCTTGTGAAGTCCGGCAACAAATTGGCGACACGTAATGCTGTGAATAGCATTCAGGCACGTGCTGTTGTTGAGGAAACATTTCCTCGGCAGTTTGCTGTTTACGACCTTAATCAACTTTTAATTCTTCTCTCCATGTCACAGACACCTGATGTTGAGTTCCATGAAGGTTATTTGGAAATCAGTCATGGTGTAGGTAAGAAGCATAAGTTTGTGTATGCTGATGAAAGTCTGGTGACGGCTCCTTCTGATAATCCTCCTCAGCTTGAGCATCTGTATTCTTTCAATATCACGAAGGAAGACATTAACATTGTCCTCAAGACCGCCTCTGCTGTTTCGGCAACCATGATGAGTGTTACTTCCAAGAATGGTAAGGTTACATTGTCTGTGAACGACCCCAAGAATCCTACAGCACACAGTTACACACAGAGCTTGGGTGATAGTGATGTGTCGTTTGATGCCAAGATGGCAATTGATACATTCAAGGTGGTTCCAGGTGAGTACAAGGTGAATGTTTCACATGCAGTTGCCAAGGCAGGTAAAGTCTTGGTGTTCTTCCTCGAATCTACAACATCTGATTTAACTTATTTGATTGCCGCTGATACTACATCAAAGGTGTAATATATGCTAGCAAACCGTGAGCAGTTTCTTTGGGTTGAAAAGTATCGTCCACAAAAGGTTTCTGATTGCGTTCTTCCTGATGGCTTGAAGAAAACATTTCAGGAATTTGTGGACCAGGATAACATTCCTAACATGCTATTGTCAGGAACCGCAGGAACAGGTAAAACCACGGTGGCGCGGGCTCTGTGTGAAGAATTAGGATGTGATTATATTATTATCAACGGGTCTGAGGAATCAGGTATTGATGTCCTTAGAAACAAGATTAAAGACTTTGCCACAACCATGTCGTTGACGGGAAAGCCTAAGGTAGTGATTCTAGATGAGGCTGATTATTTAAATCCTAATTCAACACAACCCGCACTCCGTGGTTTCATTGAGGAGTTTAGTAAAAATTGTCGTTTCATCTTCACGTGCAATTACAAGAACAGAATCATTCCTCCACTTCATAGTCGAACCACAGTGATTGATTTCAAGCTGTCAAAGGAAGATAGACCTGCCATGGCAGCACGTTTCTTCAAGCGTCTACAAGAAATTTTGACAACTGAAAATGTCACATTTGATCCCAAGGTTGTGGCAGAGTTGTTGAACAAACACTTCCCGGATTATCGTCGTGTATTGAATGAGATGCAAAGATATTCAGCATCAGGTAATATTGATGCTGGTATTTTGAGCAATGTGTCTGACGCCAACATGAAGGAGCTGTTAGTGGCGCTTCGTGAGAAGGACTTCAAGAAGATGAGAACCTGGGTTGTAAATAACATGGATAATGATCCAACCGTTTTGTTCAGAAAGTTGTATGACTTCCTACTTCCGGAAGTGGTTCAGGTTCCGCAGTTGGTATTGTTATTGGCTGATTATCAGTACAAGGCAGCCTTTGTGGCTGATACTGAAATCAATCTTGTTGCATGTTTGACTGAAATCATGGCAGCTTGTGAGATGAAGTGATGATGAATCTTGATGGTGAGGAAATTCAAGAAGAAGTAATTGAAGAATATAAGATGCCGAAAATCAGTCCTTTTGATTTCGTGAATGCCATTCATTACACTAAAAAACATTTGATAGTAGATGAATGGAGTGAAAAACAATACAACGGATTCCTCGTCAATAAGGCATTGAGTTTTGGACCTGATACAGTAGTTGCAGCAAATGAAATGAACAGTCGCCCTCATTTAGAGAAACGCCTCCAGTTTGATTTTCTTATAAATATTGTGAGACCTCGAAAGAGGTTTAACAAGTGGTTGAAGGCTGAAAAAGTTGAAGACCTTGAAGTGGTGAAGCAGTATTATAATTACAATACTGACAAAGCCTTACAAGCTCTACGAATTTTGACGCCAGAGCAACTCATTAGAATTAAAGAAAAATTGAACACAGGTGGTTTGACAAATGGCGCATGACTTAATAAACATACCAGGCATTCCTGGATATGAACCTTTAGAAATTAAATTAGTAAACCAAGACGACTTTTTGAAAGTGCGTGAAACGCTCACCCGTATAGGTGTGGCATCACGTAAAGACCAAACGTTGTATCAGAGCTGTCATATTTTACACAAGCAAGGTAGATATTTCATTGTTCATTTCAAGGAGTTGTTTGCACTTGATGGCAAACAAGCTGATTTGTCTGACAATGATTTGCAACGCAGAAACACTGTAGCCCATTTGTTAGAAGATTGGGGCTTGGTGGAGATTGTGGATGCTGATATGTGTGAAGATACAGCACCATTATCACAAATCAAAGTTCTGGCTTTCGGTGAAAAGAAGGACTGGAATCTGGTGGCAAAATACAACATCGGTAAAAAGAAATAAAAGAAGTACTTGATTGTAGGGGTGTTAGGAGTTAACATTAACCTTAGATACGCCGAAAGGGTATCACTAACACATTCGCTCGACAGGAGGAATTATGACACGTACCTATACATTCAACGCAGCATCTTTGGGTGGCCCATGGGCTATCGGATTCGATAATCTTTGGGACCGTTTACACAACATTGAAACGGTGAATAGTTCTAGCAACTATCCCCCATACAACATCATCAAGCACGATGCTGAAAACTGGAGCATCGAACTCGCTGTGGCAGGATTCAAGCGAGATGAACTTGATGTTGAATTGGCTGAAGGTGTTCTCACCATTTCAGCCAAGGCTGAATCAACTGATGAAAAGGAATATGTTCATCGTGGTTTAGCAAAGCGTGCGTTCACTAGAAAGTGGACACTCGCAGATGATGTAGTAGTGCGTGATGCTTCATTGACTGACGGTGTGCTTTCCATCAAGTTGGAACGCATCATTCCAGAAGAAAAGAAGCCACGTAAGATTGACATTTTATAATTAAGTAGTCCTCCTAACACCCCTACAATTGAGTATATCATGATAAAGTGTGTAAAAACAGTTACAGGCGAAGATTTAATTGGTGATATTGAGACACATGGTGATGTTCTAACTATTGATACTCCCTGTGTTATTGTTCTTATCCCTACACAAGAACATCAGTATTCCGTCGGCCTAGCACCCTTTCTTCCTTTTGCAGCCACAAAAAAGTTCACATATAATAAGGAACACGTGGTTCTAATGTATGAAGCTGCCGACCAATTGAAGAATGAATATAACAGAATAACCGGAAAAGGTATTCTTGTTCCCGAAAGACCTAAGATAGAATTGATGCCATGAAAAAACTTCTTGTAGGTTATGATGTACTGACCTATAATGGAGAAATGCCAAATTGTCTTGATTCAAAATATCTAGAGACAATACATAAGGGTCGGGATTTCGTATTTAAATTTTCAGGTGAAGCATTTCAAAAAACCTGGGGATATCCTTGGCCAGTGTATAATGGAGGATTTTGGGATCCTTATATCGAAAAGAAATCAATATATGACATCATACACAACCATCCAAATGATAAATGGTTTTATTTAGTAGAACCTTTTGGCAATCTGCAAGTGTTTTTTGGGGAAATAACTCCTGCAGACTTACATGATGCATATGGATTATCACCTTCCGGAATAGAAGATAGGCCTGTAAAAAATTCAACAACACCTCACTTTCTTCTTGAAAATATTTCTTCGGTTGCATTAAAAGAAATACAAGAAGGTAATGGTCATCTTCTAATCAATTATATCATTGATGGCGGTTTAGGTGTGGAGAGGCATAATTTTGAAAAGCTAATTAATTTTACAAGAAGCAACAATATACCGGATGAAAAAGTATATCTTATTTTTCAAGATTTTAAATTGGCAGATAATTTAAAAACCTTAAATGTGAAGTATCATGTGTTCAATTTCAATCTCGCCCTCCGGGGCAAATCCAATGAATTTATGAACACAATAAACAATCCATATTTTTCTTACTGGGGGGATAATGGGCATGAACCTCAAGTGGGAGCGATGGGTATTACTAGAAATACCGTAGGATCATATAAGGAATTTGAAAACAATATAGGAAAAGAAAAAAAAGACTTTTTATTCATGTGTAGACGTTGGAAATTACATAGGCTTTTAGTCATAAGCCAACTTCATAAATTAGGGTTAGAGAAAAATTTAGTATCTTGGGACCAAAGATTTGCATCAGAATGGCAGCAAGATACAGAAAAATTTTTAATGTATGATGACAATAAAACACTTATTGAATTATTAAGTAGCACTTCTAATTTTGTGGATGTACAAGATTTAGTGCGTATTGCTGGTTATGGATTCGAAGATAAAAGGCCTTACATGAATAGCTATATCAATTTGGTGGGTGAAAGCATCTTCTTTCAAAATGATATGGAATTTCCTTCTGGATATCTGAGTGAGAAAATTTGGAAGCCTATAGGACATGCACAACCCTTTATTTTATTAGGTCCACAACATTCACTAAAACATTTACATGATATTGGTTATCAAACTTTTCATCCATTCATTGACGAGTCATATGATAATGAAAGTAATGGTATGGATAGACTGAATAAGATATTAATCGAAATTCAAAAATTTTCTGCTAAATCAAAACAAGAAAAGGATGAATTTTTGCATAATGTCAAAGATATTGTTAGACATAACCACGAAAAATTTTTAAATTATGATAAAACCTATGTTGAGGATTGTGAATATATTATAAACCAAATGCTTACTTGACAAAAAAGGTAGAGGTGTTATATTAAGTGTGTAACATTCAAGGCCCGGAGGTGGCTGAATGACTTTGAAGAATTTCTATACAAACGTTTTGCAATATGGTAATAAGATTCTGGTTCGAGAAGTAAAGAACGGGAAACGAGACAATCATCGTGTGGAGTTTCGTCCAACGATGTTTATCAAAGCTCAACATGAAAGTAAATATAAGAGCTTGTTTGGTGATGACCTTGAGCCCATCACATTTAGTGATATCAATGATGCTAAGGAATTCATTAAGAAATATAAGGATGTAGAAAATTTTCCTATCTTTGGGAACACATCCTATGCCTATCAGTATATTACGGAACAATATCCGCATGAGGTTGACTATGATATTAGTCAACTAACCATCTTCACAATTGACATTGAAACTGCTTCAGAGAATGGGTTCCCTAGTGTGGATAATCCTATTGAAGAGGTGTTGTTGATTTCTGTTCAAGACAACATCACCAAGAAGATTACTACGTTTGGTGCCAAGAAGTTTGATGTAAATGATATCAAGCACATCACGAACAAAAATAACTTTGAATATGTGAAGTGTAAGGATGAGGCTGACCTCCTTCTTACTTTCCTTCGTTTCTGGCAGGCAACAATGCCTGATGTTGTGACAGGATGGAACACGCAATTGTTTGACTTGCCATATCTCATGGTGAGAATCAAACGAGTGTTGGGCGAGGACCGGGTGAAGGATCTATCCCCTTGGCGGGTGGTGAATGAAAGAACGGTCACGATGAATGGTCGTGAATATCTCACTGCTGACATCTATGGCATCAGCAACTTGGATTATCTGGACTTGTACAAGAAGTTCACCTATTCAGCACAAGAAAGTTACAAGTTGGATTACATTGCTCAACAAGAGTTGGGTCGCAAGAAGCTGGAATCCAAGTATGAAACTTTCAAGGAGCACTATACAGAAGATTGGCAATCGTTTGTGGAGTATAACGTAATTGACGTTGAACTTGTGGATGCTTTGGAAGACAAGATGAAGTTGATTGAACTGGTCATCACCATGGCGTATGATGCCAAGTGTAACTTCACAGACATCTTCTCGGCAGTACGAACCTGGGATTGCATTCTGCATAATCATCTCTGGGATAAGAACATCATTGTGCATCAGAAAAAGGACAATGAAGGCAGGACGATTGCTGGCGCCTATGTGAAGGAGCCTGTGCCTGGCAAGTATGATTGGGTGGTGAGCTTCGACGCCGCTTCTCTGTATCCCAGCATCATCATGCAATACAACATGAGTCCTGAAACAATGGTGACAGGACTCACCTTAGATATGAATCCTGATATGTTACTTTCAGGTGAGATGGCACACACAGAGTCATTGAATGAGCACAATGTGGCCATGGCAGCAAATGGTTATTGTTACACACATGAACATCAAGGATTGTTCCCTGAAATTGTGGAAAAGATTTTCACAGAACGTGTGTTCTACAAGAAGAAGATGATTGAGGCACAAAAAGAGTATGAGAAGACCAAAGATGTGGACCAGGTGAAACTCATCAGCAAGTACAACAACATTCAGATGGCTAGAAAGATTCAGTTGAACAGTTTGTATGGTGCCTGGGCCAATCAATACTTCCGATTCTATGATGACAGGATTGCCGAAGGCATCACATTGACGGGTCAATACATCATTCAGCACGTGGGTCGTGCTTTGAATGAATATCTGAACAAGGTGTGTGAGACGGAGGGTGTGGAGTACACATTCTATTCGGACACAGATAGTTGTTACATCACATTGGATCGTTTGGTGCAAAAGCACTTCTCGCAGTTGGATAAGAATAAGGTTGCTGATGTAATTGACAAGTTCTGTAAAGATAAAATCTCTAAGGTATTATCTTCTGCATGTGAACACATCATGCATACTACAAATGGTTATGTGTCCAAGATGGAGTTCAAGCGAGAGGTGATTGCTGATAGAGCCATCTGGGTGGCCAAGAAGCGATATGCCTTGAACGTGTATGATAGTGAAGGTGTTCGATACAAGGAACCCAAGTTGAAGGTGCAGGGTCTAGAAATTGTTCGAAGCAGCACGCCTGGCAGTGTTCGACAGTATCTTCGTGATGCTGTGAAGATGGCATTGACCAGCACACAGACAGAGATTCAGGAATTCATTGCTGAATTGGAGAAAAAGTTCCATAAGATGACGCCGGAAGAGATTGCCTTTCCGAGAAGTGCCAACAATCTCGCCAAGTATCATTCAGGGAGTACCATCTACAGTAAGGCGACACCACTTCACGTTCGAGGCGCCTTGTTGTATAACCACCATATCAAGGCAAAGAAACTGGATAAGAAGTATGAATTGATTAAAGAAGGAGATAAAATCAAATATTTGTATTTGAAGGAACCCAATCCCATCAAGGAGAATAGTATCGCCTTTATTTCAACCTTTCCAAAAGAACTTGACTTATACAAGTATGTTGATTATAATACAATGTTTGATAAAAGCTTTTTAGAACCGATGCGAACCATTCTAGATTGTATGGGATGGAGCACAAGTAAAATTGCCACTCTAGATGATTTATTTTAAGGAGATGTTATGTCATTAATAAACAAGTTGCGTAAGAATTCCACAATTCGTGAAACTGAAGTACTAACCGATAGCAAATTTTTCACAGCCAAGGATATGATTCAAACGCCTGTGCCTATGATTAATGTGGCACTCTCAGGACGTTTGGATGGAGGCTTGACACCTGGCTTGACGGTGTTTGCTGGTCCTAGCAAGCACTTCAAGACAGCGTTTGCCATGTTGCTTGCCAAGAGTTATCTGGAGAAATATGAGGATGCTGCCATTCTATTCTATGACTCAGAGTTCGGCGCTCCTGCTGGTTATTTCAAGAGCTTTGGCATTGATACAGACCGAGTGATTCATACACCGATTACTGATATTGAACAACTGAAGCATGATTTGATGTCACAAATCAACAACATTGAACGTGGTGAGCACGTGATTGTGATTGTAGATTCCGTAGGTAACTTGGCATCACGAAAGGAAGTGGAAGATGCCTTGGATGGCAAGAGTGTGGCAGACATGACACGTGCCAAGCAGCTTAAGAGTTTGTTCCGTATGACCACACCTCACTTGACCATCAAAGATATCCCTATGGTAGTGGTGAATCACACCTACAAGGAAATTGGTATGTTCCCCAAGGACATCGTGTCAGGCGGCACAGGCATCTACTATTCTGCTGACAACATCTTCATCATTGGTCGTCAACAGGAAAAGGATGCTGATGGATTGACCGGATACAATTTCATCATTAATGTGGAGAAGTCTCGGTTCGTTCGTGAGAAGAGCAAGATTCCAGTGGAAGTGTCATTCGAGGGTGGCATCAGCACCTGGTCTGGACTTCTGGATGTGGCGTTGGAGTCTGGTCATGTGGTGAAGCCCCAGAATGGCTGGTATCAGAAGAAGGGTGAGGAGAAGAAGTACCGTCAGAATGACACATACACGAAGGAGTTCTGGATGCCCATCTTGAAGGAAGTGTCATTTCAGGATTGGATCAAGCAAAACTATGCCATTTCAAACACATCTCTAGTGGCAGAGTTCACAGATGAGATGATTAATGAGGAGTATAACAATGCCTAATTACAAAGTACATTCTAATAACAAATATTCAGAAATTAATTCTGACCATTTTATTGAGATTTCTGAAGGTCCGTTTATCGGTACTCACTTTAATTTCGGTCAAATTGAGTTTGCGGGGGAGGATGGAGAAGGCAATGGTAAAATTAATTATGATTACAACTTGTTATCTATCCCGGAAACAGTTATACTTGATATGGATCGACCCCTACTAGAGAGAGAAATTGGAAAGATACTTCAATCAATACTAGAAACCTTGGTGCCTAATAATGAAACTGGAACTAGTGATACTGAATCAACTACTGAAGGACGAGGACTATCTGAGGAAGGTGATACCCTTCCTGAAGGATGAGTATTTCACCGACTGGGCTGAACGAAAGGTATTTCAGCATGTAAAAAACTTCGTAGAGGAGTATAACAATTCCCCTAGCAACGAGGCGTTGCAAATTTCTCTACAAAATGACAGAAATTTGACCGAAGAAGAATTTTCTAAAATTTCCGAAATTATAAATAAATTTGGTACTCCGCAGCCTAATAAACAGTGGATTTTAGATGAAACCGAGAAGTTCTGTAAAGACAAGGCGGTGTATAATGCTATTGTTCAATCCATTCAAATCATTGATGGTAAAGATACAAAGTTTACTAACGAAGCCATCCCTGACATCCTTAAAGATGCACTTGGCGTCAGCTTCGATAATAGTGTGGGCCACGACTATCTTTTGGATAGTGATGATAGGTTTGAGTATTATCACAAGTTAGAAGAACGTATCCCATTTGATTTAGAATTTTTCAATAAAATCACAAAAGGTGGTTTGCCGAACAAGACTTTGAACATCGCCTTGGCGGGTACGGGTGTGGGTAAGAGTTTGTTTATGTGTCACATGGCAGCAAACTGCTTGTCACAAGGTAAGAACGTGCTGTACATCACATTGGAAATGGCTGAGGAACGCATTGCCGAACGTATTGATGCCAATCTGATGAATGTCACTATGGATGATTTAAAGAATCTTCCCAAGCAGATGTTTGATGATAGAATTTCCCGAATCAAGAACAAGACAGAAGGACAACTCATAATTAAGGAATATCCTACAGCCTCGGCTCATACAGGACATTTTCGAGCATTGTTGAATGAGTTGAGTTTAAAGAAGGAGTTTCGTCCTGACATCATTTTTGTGGATTATTTGAACATCTGTTCTAGTAGTCGTTTCAAGATGTCAGGAAGTGTGAACAGCTACATCTACATCAAGGGTATCGCAGAAGAACTTCGTGGCTTGGCTGTGGAGTTCAATGTCCCGATTGTTTCAGCAACACAAACTACACGAACAGGATATTCCAATAGTGATGTGGAACTGACTGATACATCAGAATCTTTTGGTTTGCCGGCAACAGCAGATTTTATGTTTGCCCTAATCTCTACAGAAGATTTACAGAAACTTGACCAAATTTTAATCAAACAATTAAAGAACAGATATGCCGATCCCAATCATCATAAGAGATTTGTGGTGGGAGTGGATAGAGCAAAAATGAAGCTGTTTGATTTGGATATTCAGGCACAGAAAAGTGTTCTGAAAAATGATACTCCTGCTCCATCTGACACGAAACCCAATTTTGTATCTTCAAAAACCTTTACAAGAAACTTTGAAAACATTAAAATATAAATATGGGAAGGTGTCTTAATCCAGGGGGAAATATGTACTTGGCAAGTAAGCTACACAAAGAGATAGAAAAGCATTTTCCTCCTAAGGAAGTTATTGGGCAGGAATTTACATATGGTCAAATTAGTAGACGTTTGAACAAAATCCTCCGACCCCTCAAGGCTCGGGGGAAAATTGTTCGAGATGTGAATTTGAAGAATAAATCAAATACCTCTCGGCAATACTATTCTTTTTCTGGATATTACGATACTGGAAAAAAGAAAAATGCCATAATGATTAGAGTTCATTTTGCATCAAATAAGAAAACGTTCACATTTACTAAAGCCAGATATAATGGATTCATGTTCATGTTGTCACAAATCATACAACATGAATTCATTCATGAAAGTCAATTTGCATTTCGTCCAGAACAAGCAGAACGAAAGGTGAAAGTATTCCATTCTGATAAACTGTCCAAGAAACGGTTAGAACAAATTGAATACCTTAGAGAATGGTGTGAGATTGAAGCCTATGCTCATGATATTGCCATGGAAGTGAACTATTATTATGGTGGCATGAATCCTGGCACGGTGTTAAAGCATATTGATGAAAGAAAAAATCTGTATAGTTACAAATGCTATCGTGATGCATTCAAGGGAACCGATTGGAGCCGATTGAAAAAGTCATTAATGCGCAAAATATGGCGTTGGCTCCCCTCTGCACAGGGCCCGGCGCCTGTCTAAGTCATTGAAAAATAAGCACTTAGCGGGGCCTTGACAAATGGTCCGTAAGGTGTTATATTTAATAGAGGGAATACACCCTCATCTCACACCTCACGGAGGGCAGTACAATGTCAGAAAATACGATGGACCTTCTTGGAACCGCCAAGGAGCTAGTAGGAACCAGTTTGCGAATCTGGGCAGATGTTGATTTAGATGAACAGGAATATCTAGACCGTCTGGCCAGCTTCGGCGAAGGGTTCTACGACCTCTCACGATTCCGCGAAGTGGTAAATACAAGTGGTGAAATTGATGTTTCTGGGACTTGACAGTTGGTAGTAGATTCGTTATGTTTAAGATGTAGTGAAAACTCTAACTTTCTCAGGAGGCAACATTATGCGTAATTCGGACAAGGTCAACTTTATTGGTTTCTCGACGGGTGGCAAGGGCTGCAATGGTGTGAAGGTTCGCTTTGCTGTTGAGCAGGTTCGTCGTAGCAAGGTTCTTCAGAAGATTGGTGCCACGAACATCATCTGGCATGCACTTCCCCAGGCCATGACGAAGGCTGATGCAGTGGCCTATCTTCAGAATCAGACTAGCACCCTCAATCTCGACCAGGTTCAGCAAGATGCTGTGGCTCGCGCCACTAGTCGGTTGATCCCTAAGTCCACCAAGGCTCCCAAGGCCAAGGTGACGAAGGTCTCAAAGAAGACCACGAAGTAATATAAAAGGGGTTTACGGTTATCCTAGACTTTGGTCTAAAAACCGTTTTATCTTATCCATTAGGCTAAACGCCACCGTCTAATGGTTCTTTGAATGTGTGGCACAATTAGGAGAAATATCATGACACAGAATGAGCGCCTTATCAGTTATCTTTCAACCGGTCGTTCCCTCACTGCTGCTCAGGCTCGGAGCCGTTTCGGCATTCGTAACCTTCGCGCCCGTGTAAACGACCTTCGTAACGACGGTTTCTGCGTCTATACGAACCGCACTTCAACTGGCACCAGCTATCGTATGGGCACCCCTTCACGTGCCATCGTCGCCGCTGCCTATCGTCGTGCCGGCAGCACTGTTTTCTCACGCTAAATAGCGTATGGAGCTGGCGGTGGGCATCATAACGAGTCTAACAAATCATTGGTATCATATACCTACGTTTTTAGCATTTACGTTCATGATGCTCACGCCCTCCAAGTTTTTTAAAAAGGTTGATGAGGTAATTTTAGAAAAACCCGTGACCGAAGAAATGCCAGTGTTTACTGGAGCTCGGGTCATGGTTCACACAGGAGATTCCATGGAACAGCTTGTGCGTGATGAACATATTCTAAATAACATGAAGAAAATGGTCAAGATTTCTAAAAAGAAACACGTGAAGCAGATGTGGAAAATTAAATTGGCAGAATTTGAACGAGAGTTACGTTTCAAACGATACGTCCAGTATCCAGGAGTGTAAAATGCACGACCTCGAATTTGTCAAGCTACTAGGTGAAAGAATGGCCGAAGAGTATGAGATAAATTGGGAAAACTGGAATGAGAAGGAGACTACACGATTAACTACTGAACTATCCCGGGCTTTGCCTGTCTATGAACAAATGTTCACAGATTTCAAGAATGACATATATGATGAAGATGTAGATAATGAGGAAAATGCTGCTAGACTAGCAGATATTCTTGAAAATCTTGTTTCAGGATATATCATTCAACATCTTTTAGATAGAAAAAAGAAAGTTGAGGATTTAATCTCTAGTATCTAAGTATAAATAGTAGTATCTTCGTACTTTTATACTAGACATATGGCTGGCACTGGAAAGAAAAATACACATTTAGAACACCTAGAAGATGATATCATTAATCTAGGTTACAAAGGCGCCCAACAATCCATTGCGTTTGTTGAGGCGCTTTTCCAGCTATTCTCAGGAAATGCACGTAGTTCTGTGGATATCACGGTGAAATGGGACGGGGCACCTGCCATTGTTGCGGGTCAGGATCCGGAAACAAAGTTGTTTTTCGTGGCAACAAAACACGGGGCCTTTGCCAAGAATATGAAGCTTTGCTTTAATGAAGAAATGGTTGATTTATATCATGAAGGGGGACTTGCTGAAACTCTTAAAGTGGTGTATCGTGAATTACAACCCTTAGGGATGAAAGAAATTCTGCAAGGGGATGTGATGTTCACCCCAAAAACAAAAAAGATGCAGACCATTGATGACACAAACTATGTGACATTCAAGCCTAATACCATTATGTATGCTGTCCCTGTGAATGATCCATTAGGGAAAAAGATACTAGAATCCAACCTTGGAATAGTGTTTCATACTAAATATTCAGGAAGAGGTCCGGTCAATACTTTGTCGGCATCTTTTGGTGTTAGTGCAGCAAAGCTAAAATCTAAAACCGCCTGGATTGAGGATGCAACTTACAAGGATATTTCTGGTAAGGTTACGCTGACGGCACAGGAATCTCGAACGGTTAGTTCAAAATTAGCGTCTGCCAAAAACAACGCCATTGCAGTGAGAAAGTTCTTAGATGAGTTATCACAACAGACGGTGGACTTGACTGTAGGATATATGTTCAAGATATATGTGAACAGTTTAGTTCGTGCAGGGACTCCAATAACGCAGCGAAGTCTCGCTGGGTTAGAAACCTTTATTGTTGATAGAATTTCTAAGAAAGAAGCAGGGGTAAAAACTGGTAAGGCAAAAGAACGTTATGCGGGATTGATAAAAGAAATACAACAATATCTTCGTACAAATAGTGGCAATCTTCGCACGATGTTTTCCTTGTATGTTGATTTGTTAACGTTAAAAAATATTTTTGTGAAGAAGTTAAATACTGCTCAAGGTATAGGAACTTTCATAGAAACTGAAAAGGGATTTAAAGCAACTGACCCAGAAGGATATGTTGCTATTGATAATAAAGGTAATGCAGTGAAGTTAGTGAATAGGATGGAATTTTCTTCTGCTAATTTCAATGCAGTAAAAGATTGGTCAGGGCCCGCAACGCCTCCATCTGAACCTGATAGAGCACTGAAGACCATGGTGTTTGCATTTGGAAGAATGAATCCACCAACGATTGGTCATCAAAAGTTGATTAAGAAGGTTGAAGAGCTTGCACAAAAGGAAAAAGGTGATTATGTAATTGTGTTGTCAAAAACACAAAAGGCACCTAAGGATCCGTTGGATCCTGAAACGAAGTTGAAGTTTGCACAAAAGATGTTTCCTCGTTGTAATCTTCAACTGGCAACTACAGAGATGCCTACATTCTTTGGTTGGCTGAAAAAGTTTTATCAGGAAAAATATGATAAAGTTATCATGGTGGCAGGTTCCGACCGTGTGCAAGAATATCAACTGGCAGTAAAGAAATATAATGGTGTAGCAGACCAATATACATTTAAAATTGTTGATGTGATGTCTGCGGGTGAACGTGATCCAGATGCTGATGGTGCAACAGGAATGTCTGCAAGTAAGATGCGTGAGTTTGCTAAAAATGATGATTTTAAAAATTTTAGAAAAGGGCTTCCTTCAACAATGTCGGAGAAGGATGCTAAATCACTCATGAAGGCTGTACAATCCGGGATGGAATAATGGCACAATACATCAAGCCACAAGATGTACAAGATGGAGAACAACGATATGAAGTTGTGATGCTTGCCGCTGGCAAGGATGGCAGCGTTGTGGAAGCTACCAATCCATTACCTGTCACAGGCGCAGATGGTGGATCGTTGCTTGTTAATCTTGGGGGTACACAACTTGATGCCTTCGGACGCCTTCGTGTCAGCAACACCTTCACCTTGTTTGACAGCGCCTTCAGATATGCTGACAATGACAAGTTCGATACCTCATTGTCTGGCTCTGGCACCAAGACCTACAACTCCTCAGACAACACTGTGAGTTTAGCTGTCACAGGTAACGGTGATGCTGTGGTTCGAGAAACCAAGCGTGTGTTCCCATATCAACCAGGCAAGAGCTTGTTGATTCTCACCACGTTCACCATGAACACACCCACCGCCAACTTGAAACAACGTGTGGGCTATTTCGGTGCGAACAATGGCATCTTTTTGGAAACAGATGGCACTGGCATCTACATGGTGAAAAGAAACAATGGCACAGACACCCGAGTTGCCAAAGCTGATTGGAACGGCAACACCATGGCTACATTGGATTTATCCAAGTCACAAATTCTATTCATTGACATTGAATGGCTGGGTGTGGGTAGTGTTCGTACTGGATTCGTGATTGATGGGCAATTCATCGTGGCTCACACCTTCCACCACGCCAACATCATCACAGGCACATACATGCAAACAGCTGTGTTGCCTGTGAGATATGAAATCACAAGCACAGGTGCTACAGGCACTTTGAAACAAGTGTGTAGCAGTGTGATGAGTGAAGGCGGCTATCAAGGACAAAGTCAATATTACTTTGGCACCAATGCACCCACAGGTGGCGGTGGAGGTGTGGACCTGGGTTCAGCTGGCACGTTGACACCGCTCATCAGCATTCAATTAAAAAGCACACAGCTTGATGCCATTATTCTTCCTGCTGAAGTTGATGTCACAGGATTGAGCAATCAAGTTATCAAATATCAATTACTATTAAATCCCACCTTGACAGGCGCCAGCTTTGCCAACCATGCTGTCAGTCAATGTCAAGTTGATACCACAGCTACAGGAGCGTCTGGTGGCACCATCCTACAACAAGGATTCATCACCAACAATGGTCGTGTGGAAGTGGGTGGGTTAGAGAATTTCAATTTTCAATTAGGTCGTACACTATCTGGTACGAGTGATATCATCACGCTGGCAGCGTTGGGTTTCAGCAACAACGTGAAGGCGGTGGCTTCTTTGGGATGGTTCCAACTAACTTAAACCGAGGATTCACATGGATATCCAAAAGCTCAAGGGACACGTTCCTGACACAGTAATCGCACAAATTCCTGAAGTGATGGAGAAGTTTCAAATCAACACACCTCTCCGTCTTTGCCATTTCCTAGCACAATGCGGCCATGAATCAGGCAACTTCAAAGCAGTGAATGAAAATCTTAACTATGGCGCCAAGGGCTTGTTAGGATTGTTCAAGAAGTATTTCCCAACCGAAGCCAAGGCTTTGGAATACGAACGGAAGCCAGAAAAGATTGCCAACCTCATCTACGGTGGTCGTATGGGCAACGGCCCAGAAGCCTCAGGTGAAGGCTACAAGTATCGTGGTCGTGGTTACATTCAATTGACTGGCAAGGACAACTACTCAGCCTTTGACAAGGTTGTACCAGAAAACATCTTGGAAACACCTGAATTGGTGGCCACCAAGTATCCTCTTCTGTCTGCTGCCTGGTTCTGGAACTCACGTGGCTTGAATGCTTTGTCAGACAAGGGTGCCACAGATGCTGATGTCACTGCCATCACCAAGAAGGTGAATGGTGGCACCATTGGTCTTGAAGATAGAATCAAGCACTTCAAGGAATTCTACGCTCTGTTGAAGTAATAAATAAACGAAAGGAGATGTTATGAGACTGAAACTTCTTGGATTGTTATTAGCATTTGCAGGAGCATTGTACTGGCAAGATTCCACAAGCGATGATGCCATGGACAAATACATTTCTGAATACAAGAAGTTTCAGGCTCAAGCAGATTCTGCTACAAAATTTGCTGATAGTTTAGCACAAGAAATCGTGATTGCTGATAATGAAGCTCGTGCAGCACAAAGTCGAGCTAATGTCTATAGCAAGCAAGTTGTTTCATTGAAGAATGAAACTTCATCATTGAAGGATAGAGCACAAGAGTTAACGGAGACTATCACCGATACACTAGAACTTGCCAGACAGATACTTCCATTAAAAGATTCCATCATCACCACACAAGAAACAACCATTACAACACAAGACAAGCAAATACAAGAATTAGAAACAGCCATATTAAAAAAAGATGACGCACTAAAACTTGCTTTACTTCGTGGTGATAGTCTCCAAACTGTTGTGAACAACATCCCACCTGCTCCCAAGAATCCCAACAGAATGTTTGGCATCAAGTTGCCAAGTCGTAAGACTTCATTCGTGGTGGGTGTGGTGGCAGGTGTGGTGATTGGCGGAGTGGTGTTGAAGTGAATGAAGATTTAAGAAAGTGGTTCAGAGAAAAATGGGTGAACATCGCCAAGAAGAAAAAGAGTGGCGGTTATGAACCCTGTGGCACTTCAGGCAAGAAGAAAGGTTACGCCAAGTGTGTGCCTGCCGCCAAAGCTGCCAGCATGAGTAAAGGTGAAATTCAATCTGCTGTTCGTAGAAAGCGTGCTGCACAATCAGCAGCAGGTCGTCCTGGTAAAGACCAACCTGGTCAAGGCAACAAACCCATCATGGTGAAAACTATGAAAGAAGAAAACCTACAAGAAAAGAACAAGCCTACCAATCCCAAGCTCTGGGCTCGCGCCAAAAGTATGGCACGGTCCAAGTTTGATGTCTATCCCAGCGCCTATGCCAATGGCTGGGCTGCCAAGTGGTATCGTGGCAAGGGTGGCGGCTGGAGAAGTACCAATGAAGGTAAAGGGCCTTGTTGGGATGGATACCGTCAAGCCGGCATGAAGATGAAGGGGGGCAAGATGGTTCCAAATTGCGTGCCTGTCACAGAAGAACTAGGCAAAGAGAATGAATGGGGAACACCAGAACTTACTAAAAAGATGTTGGCTGCTACTCCAGGACAAACACCCGGTAAAATAAAATCTTTCATAAAATTTACTGAAGAATATGTTGCTGAAGCTGGCTTCACTCCCATGGGAAGAATGAAGAAACGTATGACAGCTATAAGAACACGCGCAAAAAGAAAACTATATAAGAATATGTCATTGAATCGTGCTGCCACACCTGAACGTATCCAAAAACGTGCCAAATTGAAAGCTCGTAGAATGATGTATAAAAGACTATTACGTAATCGCCCAAGAACTTCACTATCTCCTTCAGAAAAAGGAAGAATTGAAGCACTATTGAAAAGAGCTCCAATACAATCATTCATTACACGACAAACTGCACGACTAGGTCCACAACTTCGAAAGCTTGAAATGGGACGTATTGCACGAAAGCGTAAAGGAAAAAAGGCAACAAAACGTTATAAAAAAGGATAATACAAATGCTATCATTTAAAGATTTCATTACTGAGGCAGCACCAGCCTGGCAACGTAAGGAAGGTAAAAATCCTGAGGGTGGATTGAACAGAAAAGGTATCGCCTCATATCGTCGTGCCAATCCAGGCAGTAAATTATCTATGGCAGTCACCACCAAACCCTCCAAGTTGAAGAAGGGAAGTAAGGCTGCAAAGCGTAGAAAGAGCTTTTGTGCCAGAATGGGTGGAATGAAGAAGCGTTTAACTTCTGCCAAGACGGCAAGAGACCCAAATTCTCGTATTAATAAAGCACTTCGTAAATGGAACTGCTGATAGATATAAATAGTACTGAACCTTTGTGGGTGTAATTATGGAAACATTGGAACAGTCTATCAGAAAACAGTTGAATGAAGGATTGAATATCCCAAAACTAGAACTTCTAGTTCGTTTGGGATTAATGCCACTTCAAACTCTACCTATTTTACGCAGAGCGTTAGATAGAGTTCAGGGTGGTGTTATGTTAACTCCTGATGACCGCCAAGTACTTTCAATGCTACTAAATAAGTTGATGGGAATCACTTTTGATGATTCTGCCATTTTTCAAAGAATGCGTACCATCGTTACTCAAACCAGGAACCCTGCCATGGAATCCAATGTAAATGAAAAAACTGATGAAACATTAAAGAAGATGCCTCAGGGTATGTTGGATACACTGGCAACTAATGCCAAGAGTAAGGAACGAGCAGGAGGAAAACTTTCTCCTGAAGATAAGCGTATGGCAACACGTGCCAAGGCAGAACTTCGTCGCCGTCGTGACAATGCTAAAGGTATGAAAGAAAGTTATGAAAATGCATTTCTATCAACAATGAAGGAATACGGCATCACAAACATTGCTGACCTTCCCACAGAAAATGTTAAAGAATTTTTCAACAAAGTCGAACAACTTTACAAATCAGGAGAATAACCATGTCAGGATGGGGCATAAAAGAAAGTAAAACTGCATCAGGCACAGTTGCTATTACAACTGCCGGTGTAGTAACAGGAACAGGAACATCATTCACCACACAAGCAGCTGTGGGTGATTTTCTTCGTTCAGGTGACCAAGAATTTATCATTAAGTCTATCGCAAGTAACACAGCTTGCACAGTAATCAACGCCAATCCAGAATTAACTTGGACCACAATCAATTCTGGCGCCTCTTATTCATTAAGTGAAAAACCAACATCATTAGCAAGTGACCCAAGTCTTTTATCAACCAATGTGTACGGTGTTGACACAACTGAAATGGGTATTGCTGCTATGTTGAAGAAGGGTGTTGCACATGCAGGTTGGGTTGCTGAAACTACACGTGGCTCACGTAAGACATACGAAACACTTGTGGCTCTTTCAAAGAACGGTGCTTCTTCTGCTAATATGGGTGATGCTGAAGATACTGTATTCCCAGATAGCACAACTACAACCACAACTACAACAGCAGCTCCAACAACCACAACTACAACTACAGCAGCTCCAACAACCACAACTACAACTACAGTAGGACCATAATAAATTATGGCTGATAGCAAAGTAACTGAATTTACCGCAGCTACGTCCGTCAATTCGGCGGACGTACTGTATTTGATACAATCCAGTACGGACAAGAAAATTACTATTTCAACTTTGCTAGCAAATTTGCCAAATAGTTTGACAAAATTTTCTGGTCTATTGGCATTAGCCTTTAACAATGCACAAACGTTAGCAGGCTCAGGTACCATCACCACAACACAAACACTAACCTTGATTAGTAATTCAGGCTCAGTGAGTTCTTTAGGTATTAATGATGGGTCATATGATGGACAAATCAAAGTTATTTTGTGTACATCAGCATCAGCCAATTCATCAATTACCTCTAATATCAAACATTCTAGTATTGTGTTTAATTCAGCAGGTGATACAGCATTTTTAGTGTGGTATGGAAGTGATTGGTGGTTCTTGGGTGGAACTGCAACCGTTACATAACCTTTTTGAATACACAATGTTAACTGATGATAACTTTTTATTATACGCAGTAAAAAATTACAATAATCCTAGTTGTACTGGGATGAAAGAATTTGAAGATGATATTAAACGTTTCAAGTACATCAAACGTTTACTGCGAAAATATAAGAAAACAGGCGGTATTTCTGAAAAATTGATACTCAATCATATTATTCTGTTGTATAATGTGTTTGGTGCATTTATTATTCCTTCCTTGTTTTTTAAAATTGAGGAAGAACATTGGAGTCAGGTGAAAACGTTTCTGGTATTTTTAAATTATTTACCTGATGATTACATGATAAATGGTATAACTAATGAAGCTGAAATACCGTTAGACAATTTCATCATTAACAAATTACGAAAGATATGAAAACTTTTAAGGACTTTATCCGTGAAATGAGTGTTGGGGGTATGGCAGCCAATGTCATATCCAGTCCGCATATTGCAAAATATGACCCCATCATGAAGTTCAAAATGTTTCGTCGTAAAAAGAAAACAACTTAAAGGAGATACATATGATTTGGTTAGCAATTGCAGTATTACTAGCAGGTGTGTTCTACTGGACCTTCTTCCGTGAAGAAGATGCTCCTGTCACCCTGAAGGCCATGACAGAAAAGGCCAAAGACATTGCCGATGTGAACAATGACGGCAAAGTTGACATGAAGGATGCCAAGGCAGCTGTGACTGAAGCCAAGGCTGCTGTAAAAAAGGTGAAGAAAAAGTATGGTGGTAAGGTTAAAAAGTCTAAGTAACCATGATTAATAAATTATGGGTATTTGGTGATTCTTTTTGTGCTGACGGTATGGGAAGATGGGTAGAGCATTTAAAAACAGACACACCCTATTTGAAATGTGTGAATCATGCTGTTTCTGGTTCTGATATGAGGACCATTTTAGAATCCTGGTTACAGCATATTCCAATGATGTCTGAAGATGATGGAATAGTGGTATGTGTAGGTGAGGCTTCACGTGTACGATATCCCAGAAAAAAGAAAGAAGTGAGTCGTACTGGTTGGACAGCATTTTCAGAAGAATATTGGTTACATTTTCATGTCAATGCAAATTTTTCGGAGATGTATGCCAAAGTACCGGAACAATTTGAAGTATGGGATTTCCCAGTACTGGACCTAGATGAAATGCAAAAATTTCATGACTATTCTATGTTGATGAGTGATTCTTGGGCCAATACCACTGCAGCATTGAATATGATAGAACCTTTATACACTTTAACACCATGTAGTAAAAAATTTGTATATACATGGCACTCTTATCCTGAAAAATATTATCTTTACAATCAAGATTGGATGAAGCGAAATATTTTTCAAGATGAATGGGATACCTCACATCAAGAATATAAAAGAACCGCAGGTGCTCGTGGAAAAAAATATGATAACCATTTAAGTTCTACTGCTGAGAAACAGATGTTCGATTACGTTAAATCCTTTTTTCAACTAATATGAATCTAGAAACAGAAGTGGCAGTGTTAAAGAGTGATGTCAACAGAATGACATCGCTCTTTTCACGCTTGGATACCGCCATAGAAAAAATGGGTGATGTGTCCAATAACATTGCCAAGATGTTGGCTGTTCATGAAGAACGCTTATCCAAACAGGATGACATAGACGAGGAGTTGTTCTCATTGGTGGAAAAACGCCGGCAGGAAATACAGGGTGATATCAAAGAGTTGCATTCTCGTATCACCACGGTCAGTCGTGAGTTGTCCGATGACATCACAGAAACAGAACAACGATTGATGACCGCCATGACCTATGGCACATCAGAAATTAAAAAGTGCATTACAGAAGAAACCAAAGCCACCACGGAACAACAGGCTAAATTGGAGAAGCGTGTGGCTGAACTGGAACGATGGAAATGGCTCATCATGGGTGGTAGTGTGGTGGTTGGCGCTTTCGCACATGAAATGGTGGGAATGTTATTTAGCAAATAAAATATAAAACTTGACAATTTACACATCATCGTGTATCTTTCTTTATAGGAGGATACACGATGTCATATTTTATAGACACAAAATATTTGAATATGGTGAGCCATCGGTTACCTTTGTTCGCAAAGAAGAAAACCGATTTGTGGAATTGTCGTTGCATTATTTGCGGTGATTCTAAAACGAATAAGCGAAAGGCTCGCGGCTATTTCTATCGTCAAAAGAATGATTTATATTACAAGTGTCATAACTGTGATGCCAGCCAACACTTCGGTACTTTCCTGAAGAATCTTGATGCTCACACCTATCAGCAATATGTGTTCGAGCGATATAGTAAAGGAGAGAATGGACCTAAGGCACACACCAATGCTGAAGAATTCGTGTATCAGCATGAGAAGATAGAATTCAAACCTAAGCCAATACTGGAACAAGTGGCACAGAAACTATCTGAATTACCAGATAAAAATGAGGCGGTCCAGTATTGCTTGTCCCGAAGCATTCCTCGTAGTAAGTTTATAGACTTGTACTATATCCCATCTGTAAAAGATATTGTAAAAATTGCTCCGGAATATACATCAATTAAAACTGAAGAACCTCGATTGCTTCTTCCTTTCTATAATGAACAGGGAGAATTAACCGGGGTGACAATGCGTGCCTTACGAGGTGAACATCTTCGATATATAATTATTAAGTTGAAGGAAAATGAACCTTTACTTTTTGGTATGAACAATGTTAAGAAAAATGAACCCATTACAATTGTTGAAGGTCCTATTGATAGCCTATTTGTTGATAACTGTGTGGCGGTGGCTGGTACGGGATTTGGAAAAATTGAAGCTTTGGGATTAGATAAAGATTTAATTCGAATTGTATTTGATAATCAACCAAGAAACACAGAGGTATGTCGTCTTGTTGAAAAATATATTAAACTTGATTACAAGGTTGTTATTTGGCCTTGTGACATTGTGGCAAAAGATATTAACGAGTTTGTGGAAAACGGAGGTGAGGTCCGACGCCTTATTCACGAACACACCTACCAGGGACTTATGGCCCAACTCAAATTTACAGAATGGAGAAATTGTTAATGAAAGTGAGGATGGTATCCCATACAATTGCATGTGATGATTTTGATTTCATTTCCACACCAACAGAACTTGTGGCATTTTGTGCCCGTGTGAGTAATCCAAGTAATCAAGCAAACACAGACACAGCTGAAAAACTTATTAACTATCTCATCAAGTGGAAGCACTGGAGTCCCTTTGAGATGGTGAATGTCTGTTTGGAAATTGAAACTACCCGTGATATTGCACGGCAACTTCTTCGCCATAGAAGCTTCACCTTTCAGGAATTCAGTCAACGATATGCTGATCCTGTACAAGAATTGGAATTTCAAACACGTGAGGCCCGACTTCAAGACCACAAGAATCGTCAAAACTCCATTCCTGTTGATGATGAACATTTACAATATTGGTGGGAGCGTTATCAACAAAAAGTGTTGATAGAAGCTAAACATGCATATGAATGGGCTATACGGGAAGGAATTGCCAAAGAAGTTGCTCGGGCCGTATTACCTGAAGGATTAACCATGAGTCGTATGTATGTTAACGGAACGTTAAGAAGTTGGATTCACTATATAGAAACACGCAGCCACGTATCAACACAACTTGAACATCGGGAAATTGCCTTGGAGTGTGCCAAAGTGATTGCTGAAATTTTCCCATTGATAAATAACTTTTCACATAATGAGACTGAGTAATATGCAAAATGATGTTCGTATTTTTATGGAAGCATGTGGTCAAGTAGTAGAGAACAGACCGGCTTTCACTCCTGAAAGTCTTTCACAGGCTAATCTTTATTTAAATCTTATTCGAGAGGAGTTTGAAGAACTAGAAGAAGGATTTGCTAATAAAGATATTGTAGAAACAGCAGATGCTTGTGGTGATTTAATTTGGGTGATTTTCGGTCTGTGCAATACCCTAGGTATTCCTATGGGTCCTGTATGGCAGGAAATCACCTCATCGAACATGAGCAAGACTGTTGATGGTCAAGTCATCCGTCGTGAGGATGGCAAGATTCTGAAGCCCAACACATATTTTCCTCCCAACATTCACCGAGCCCTACAGCTCCAGGAACCCGCCAAATGAGTAAGATGGAATTACCCGCAAAGATTTTAAGTGACATCACTGTATTCATGAAGTATGCTAAGTTTGATAACAAATTAGGTCGTCGTGAAAATTGGAAAGAACTTGTTGACCGAAACAAGAAAATGCATATTGAAAAATTTCCTGCTTTAAAACAGGAAATCAATGAAGCCTATAAGTTTGTGTATGACAAGAAGATTCTTCCTAGCATGCGTTCATTACAATTTGCTGGCAAACCCATCGCCATCAACAATGCTCGTTTATACAACTGCTGTTTCCTGCCTATCAATCACGTTGATGCCTTCAGTGAAGTGATGTTCCTTCTTCTATCAGGTACAGGTGTAGGATACTCTGTACAAAATCACCATATCGAAGAACTTCCTGAAATCAACAAGCCTGTGAAGTCACGCCGCTATCTTGTAGGAGATAGCATCGAAGGATGGGCAGATGCCGTGAAGGTGTTGATGACAGCCTACATGAAGGGCAAGGCCATGCCTGTGTATGATTTCTCTGATGTTCGTGAGAAGGGTGCGCCTCTCATCACATCAGGTGGCAAGGCACCTGGTCCTGAACCTCTGAAGGATTGTCTCCACAATGTCCAGAAGATTCTGGACCGCAAGCAAAACGGTGAACAACTTACTTCATTGGAAGTGCATGACATCTTGTGCTATATCGCAGATGCTGTGTTGGCAGGTGGCATTCGTCGGTCAGCCATGATTTCATTATTTGACATTGATGATGATGACATGCTGACCTGTAAGTTCGGCAACTGGTGGGAACAACACTCACATCGGGGTCGTGCCAACAATTCTGCTGTGATTGTTCGTTCCAAGGTGGAAGAAGAAACATTCATGAACCTTTGGAAGAAGATTGAAGCCTCTGGCTCAGGTGAACCTGGCTTCTTCTTCACCAATGACAAAGATTGGGGTATGAATCCCTGTGCTGAAATCTCACTTCGTCCGTTCCAATTCTGTAATCTCACAACTATCCATGCCGGTGATGTAGTAGACCAAGATGACTTGAACGCACGTGCAAAGGCAGCAGCATTCATCGGAACATTACAAGCCAGCTACACCAACTTTCACTATTTGAGAGATGTATGGAAGAGAACAACAGAGAAGGAAGCTCTTATTGGAGTGAGTATGACTGGTATTGCCTCAGGTTCTGTGCTCAAGCTGGACTTGAAGGAAGCCGCCAACGTAGTGAAGGAGGAAAACGCACGTATCGCTGGGTTGATTGGGACCAATCCTGCGGCCCGGTGTACTACAGTGAAGCCGGAAGGAACAAGTTCATTGGTACTTGGCACCTCATCCGGTATTCATGCCTGGCATAACAATCATTATATTCGTAGAATTCGTGTAGGTAAGAATGAAAGCATCTACACCTATTTGAAGTTGAATCATCCTGAATTGGTGACAGATGAATATTTCAAGCCTAACATTCAAGCTGTCATTGAAGTGCCACAGAAGGCACCTGAAGGTGCTGTCACACGACAAGAATCTGCTTTGGATTTGTTGAAGCGTGTGAGCAAGGTCTGGAAGGAATGGGTGAAGCCAGGACATCGTAAGGGTGCCAACAAGAACAATGTGTCCACAACTGTGACCATCAAGCCTGGTGAATGGGATGAAGTGGGAGCCTGGATGTGGGACAATCGTGAAAACTTTACAGCACTGTCCGTGTTGCCTTACAGCGACCATACATATGTACAAGCACCGTTTGAAGATATTGATGAAGCTACATATCTTGAAGCAGTGAAAACATTACACAACATAAATCTTGATAATGTAATTGAAACTGAAGATGCTACTGACCTTCGAGGCGAAGCAGCATGTGCAGCCGGAGCATGTGAAATCGTATGATAAAATTTGTTCGTTACACAGCGCCTTGGTGTGCACCATGTAGAATGTTGGCACCTATTATTTCACAAATTGAACAAGAAACACCTGATGTAGTATTTCAAACAGTAAACGTTGACCAAGAACCTGAACAAGTAGAGTTATATGGTATTCGTTCAGTTCCTACGGTAATAATTTTCAAGGATGATGCCCCAGTACAAACTATAACTGGAGCACATCCTAAGAAAATATATGTAGAGGCCATTCAGGGGGTATTATGAGTGATGATGCAATTTTTAATGAAGATTCCGAAGATGTAATATTGGGTAATGTGAATGCCAAGATTAGGAATTTTGTTGTGAGTATGACAGGTACTACCACGTTAAAAAATAATTCAAATCAAAGTGTATTTGTTTTAACACAAGCAGGTAATCTTACACATAAAGGAAACCTTAGCACAGAAGGTAATGCCACTGTTAGCGGATCATTAACGGCGGGAAACACTACAGTAAATGGCAATCTCATCACATCAGGCAATCTTACTGTAGGCGGAACAGCTACATGGGCCAATTCCATTGTAGGTACTACAAAATTATTTGACATCCCACATCCTCAAAAAGAAGATATGCGTTTACGTCATGGATGCCTTGAAGGCCCTGAACTTGCTGTATATGTTCGAGGCAAGACATCTGAAGGCATCATCCCGTTACCAGGATATTGGGAAGACCTTGTTGATGTAAAAACTATTACAGTGCATTTAACACCTACTAACATGGATCAAAATTTGGCTGTTAATAATGTGAATGGCTTAGCAATTCAGGTGTTGGGTAATCAACGTTTGCCATATTATTACTATGTTATGGCTGAACGAAAGGATGTGTCTAAACTAGAGGTAGAAATTGATGCATAAAATATTTGTATGTGTAGAATGTGAAGCTGAATTCACCCTTCGGCACGACATGGATGATGACCATTATCGTGTAGAGTTTTGTCCTTTTTGCGGGGAATCTTTAGAAGATGATGAGGATTATGAGTATGACATGGGAGAAGATGAGGAATGAAAAACTTTCGTGGTCCTTGGAGTAACGAAGGAAATCATTTAGATAAACTTAGAGAAGATTCAAATATTTCTTCTGATATTTTTTTGTGGGAAGAATCTACACAAAGCAAAATATATATTTTTAAATGGGAACCTCATGAGTGTCCAGACAACGCTAAAAGTTTTTTGTTAGATGTAGAAAAGAAAAATGTTGAGAACAAACGTATTATACTCATAAATCCAGCTGAATCCTGTGCAAAAATACAAGACTTTCACTTTCATTCAGAAAATGAACTTGCTAGCATTGTACAATCCTTTCAAGAAAATAAATGGCAATCTGTGTGCTCTGATACCTGGAACGACCCGGGATCATTAGTAGGCACTAAAGCACATTTGGATCTTTTCTTTTCAAATGAAAATTATGTAAACACTTTTCATAACATCATTTTGAAGCAAAATTACCGCCCATTTATTCTTTCTATGTTTGGCCGTCGTGGACATGAAAGGCGGTACAAATTTTTTCAAAAATTACATTCATTAAATGACGATAGATTTTATTTGAAATATAGTAATTTAAATTCTGATGCGGCAAATCAAAGCAATGATGAATATCAACATATTGTAGAAAGAAAAAAAGATGGTATAATGTTTCCTTATTGCTCACATGCAGTATTGGAACCTATTACCTTCCATGCGAAAAATTCTGGAGAAAATTTCATGTACAGCTATTTGTGTTTGCTTAGCATGAGTAAAATGAATTTAGTTGTTGACACATGCGTTACCACAGGAGGATTTTTAACAGAAAAATCCATAGCTCCTTTCTTGTCTAAAACCATTCCTATATTAGTCAATGGAATAGAGCACAATGAACGTTTAGAAAAATTAGGTTTCTATACATTTATAGATGAATTTGGTATACGGAATGTTCAACATATTAATAGTTGGGAGCCAGAATATTTCAATTCATATTTTACAATATTAGATAAAATACATCAAGGTGATTTTGATAAATTATATGAAAACAGTTTAGATAAAATAGAACATAACTATCAAAGAGCTATAGAAATTCAACAAAGTAACTTTAAATACTGAGGCATAGATGATTTGGTTTGCGATATTCTTTTCACAAATTGTTTTTAACATTTTAAAGGTATTGGAAATTCGTTATACTTATGAAGAAAACATACCAAAGTTATTGTTAAACAGTGTGTGGATGGCACTGGCTTCATTAGCTTCCATGTATTGGTCACTAGATGAATTGTTGAAAGGAAATTGGGCTGTGATTCCTGTATATGTGTTGGGTAATCTTGTAGGTAAATATGTGGGTATGAACATTGACACGGAAAAAAGACACCCATTTTCTTTTATTTTAGGGGAATAAATAGTTAAGTCTCATTGAGGATTTAACTATGTGGATGTATGAAGATAAAGAGTTTACTGAAGTTCCTGACAACATCATTGGGTTTGTTTACAGAATCACCAACACCATCACAGGACGACAGTACATTGGAAAGAAACTATTCTCATTTGCTCGACGAAAATCCGTTAAAGGAAAGCGAAAGCGAGTTCGAGTGGAATCTGATTGGCGAGGATACTACGGAAGCAACAAAGAATTACTTGCTGATGTTGTTACCCATGGAGAGGGAGCTTTCCAACGTGAGATACTTCATCTTTGTCCCAACAAGGGACAGTGCAATTATCTTGAAGCAAAATTACAGTTCCTTCATGGTGTGTTAGAACACCCGGATAAATTCTATAATGATTGGATCATGTGTAAGGTCCACCGAAAGCATGTGAAACTATGACCCTTATCACTCTCTTTTCAGCACTATTCATCAGCACCATCGCCGCATGGTTTTCCATTGCGGGGTTGATTGCCATTTTCCCAGGCGCCCCTGTGGCTGTGGGATTGATGGGTGCTGCCTTGGAAATGGGCAAGCTGGTGTCTGCCAGTTGGATTTACCGATTCTGGAACAAGACCAATATTTTGATGAAAGGATATTTCATCGTGGCTGTGATGGTGTTGAGTCTCATCACCAGTGTAGGAATCTTTGGTTATCTAACACGGGCACACGTGGAAGGCACACAAGGCTTGGATGCCAACACAGAACAAATCACCTTGTTGGATGAGCAAATCACCACAGAGCGTGACAATGTTGCATCAGCACGCCAGGCGTTACAACAGATGGATGCCGCTGTGAACAACCTGGTGGGAGATGTGAATCGTGTGGAACGTGCCGTGCAAATCAGAAACAGTCAACGCCGTGAACGCACCAGCTTGACTGCTAGCATCACAGAAAGCAACACCAAGATACAACAACTACAAAAGCAAAAAGCAGAATTGAATGTGGGCCAACGTAAACTGGAAACAGAAGTGGGTCCCATCAAGTATGTGGCACAACTGGTGTATGGTGCAGATGATGCCACAACCTTAGATAAAGCCATTCAATTGTTGACCTTGATGTTGATATTCGTGTTTGATCCTTTGGCCATCTTGTTGGTGATTGCCGCCAATCTTTCAATGAAGAAAGAAGAAAAGAAGGTGGAACCCAAACCCACAGTGATTCCACCCACCAAGAACTTTGCAGATGCCATGAACAAATCAGAACCTGAAACCCGTGTAGATAATACAACAAATATGGATACTGATTGGAATCCCGGAAGTTGGTTCAGAATGGTGAAGAAGCCTAAGTGATTGAAATATAAGCACTTAGCGGCACTTGACAAACACACAATAATCCGTTATATTTCATACATACTCTAACACATGGAGGCTGTATGGATGACGTAGTTAAAGATGGTATCCGTAATATTCTACGGACATCAGTTGTAACCGTAACATTCACCAAGTCGGATGGTACGATACGTGACATGAAGTGCACATTGGCGGGTGAATTTCTTCCTTCTCAGGAAGTGAAGGAGTCACAGCGTAAGTCTAGCCCGGATAATTGTCCGGTCTGGGACATGGAGAAGCAGGCTTGGCGGTCGTTCCGTTGGGGCAGTATCAACAAGATTTCTCTCCTTGACCAAGAGGTGTATAGCAATGGCTAATCTTCATCTGGTTCTTCCTCCAGCATCTGAGTCCTCGATGATTGCCGAGGAACCCACCTGGACAGGGGATGTGAAGAATTACAATTCAGAAATGCTTCGTGGTCTGAATTGGCACAATTATTGTGCCTCAGACAAGGACTACATGAAGTACATGGAGCAATGGATCCGTGAGCATCGGCCAGCCACTGCCAAGCAGGACATTCAAGCCTGGCGCAATCATGGTAGCGTGAACAACACCATCTGTGCTTTGGCTCGCATGGCGCTTCAAGGTTTCCCATTGAAGCCTAATGATGCTCAGCGTATTCGTGATTATGTGATGAGCTTTGCCAATGTGAAGAAGCAAGTGAAGGCATCAGCTCCCGTCACATCTAACAAGCCGAACATTCAGGACAGGATTCGTGCTCAGGTGTCAGCTGTGTTGGCTGAGCTGGATGGCAAGATGGATGATGCCTTTGATGGTGACATCCCTGCCTCAGATGACCTGGCGGGATTCATTCTGACCAAAAATCTGAAAGGTCCACAACTGAAGTTGGTCCAGCAGTATCTTCGCAAGCATATTGCCGAGTGGTATGCTGCCTACAATGGTGAGGATGACCAGCTGGTGGAAGGTTACGCCTATGTGGGTAAGAGAAATTTCAAAAAGATTATTGACGCCTTCAGCACGGTCATGGACAACATTTCACAACAGCAGACCAAGGTGAAGAGTCTGCGTATTCGTAAGAAGAAGCCCATGGACAAGAAGAAGATGGCTAGTAAGATTCGTTTCAAGGCAGAACATGAGGGTATCAAGTCCTGTAATCCTGTGGACATCATTGGTGCCAACATGGTCTGGGTGTACG